GATCCTTAAAATAATAAGTGCTTACTTCATTAACATAAAGTTGTTAGCACCTTGAGTAATTAAACATCTTTCAGAAAGCATGTGGATTTGCATTGCATCTAAAGCAGATGTAGCAGCTCCAACAGAACCAGTAACCCAAGTTTTCATTCTTCTGTTATCCGTTTGTGAAGCTCTATAACGAACGTGTAAGAATGGTCTCTTTAAGTTTTTACCTAATGACTGGTCGTAAACTGTAGATGTACCAGCTGGAACAATAACCCCTCTAATTGCATTTGAAGCGCTAGCAGCGTTAATACCACCTCTAGTAGCTAAGTCATTTAAGTATCTGAAGTCAGACTTGTAGAAGTCATAAGAACCTCTTCTGAAACCAGAAAAACCTAAATTTAATGCCATATCTTCAGAGTTGTTGAATACACCGTAAGATGTACCACCAGCACCGTAAGAATTCATAGAAGCTAACATATCGTCCATAGCTAAGCTAGTAGATCTGTTTACAAACATCATATTTTCTTCAATAGCACCTTGCTTGTCAAACTCAGCTAAGATAGCATCGAATTCAGCTAAATCAGTAGCAGCGTTAACACCAGTTACACCTGAAGTTACATTACCTCTTTTTTCAATAGCAGCAAATAAACCTTCAGTACCTACGTTTCCAGCACCAGCAGACGAACCTGTAATAAGAGCGTTACCGTCTAATTGAGAAGCAGCTAAGTTTAATTCACCTTCTAACATTGCCATTTCTAAATAATCAGTAAATCTAGCTCTTGTGTCAGCTTCAGCTTTTAAGTACCATAAGTAACCTGATTGTCCAGCTTCAGAAGTAACTTCAACCCAACCAACTCTAGAAGTATCAGATCCTGAAACTTCGTAGTAATCTTTTAAGATAATTGGTTTGTTTGAAAAAGTTTTGAATGAAGGTTGGTTAGCACCTCTCTGATCAGTAGAACCACTGTTGTCAGATTTATTATAATTGTCTCCTTTACCGAATTCAGAACCATAAACTAATATAGTAGTATCTTCAGTTCCACCAGTAGATGTTAAACCAGCAGTATTTAAAGATGCAAAGTCATAAGGTAAAACGTCAATTTTATCTCCATCGATAGCTTCTACTAAACATCTTACAACTCCTTGAGAGTTTGCTACAAGAACAGTGTCGTTAACTCTAACACCGTGATTTGTAGTTATGTCGTTTCCATCAATATCAGTTTCGATTTCTATTTGTCCACCAGCAGCTGTACCTCCAGTAGCGCTTTCAACGTGTCCTTTGTATGATAAATGTAATCTTCCTTGTTCTGACCAGATTACTTGGTCTGAGGCCATTGCCTCTTCAGCTCCAATTTGTGAAAGAAAACCTGAAATTGTTCTGTTACCGAAAACTTCAGCTTCTTTTTCCATTAGATCTGGTAAGTATTGTTGAGCCCAACCCATGTCTGTGTTGAAGTCTAGATAATTTGAAGCTAGTGCTTGTGGCTTTGCAGCCGGCACACTGTTCAATTGATCTCCTGCAGTAATTGCCATAATTTTGTTTTTTTAAATTTGTTATTTATTTTTAATTTTAAACTTAAAATCATTAGAAGTATTACCTAACACTTTTACTTTAATACCACCAGCTTCAACAACACCATGTTCTTGACGTGGATTCATATCTACATTTTTAGCTTTGGCAACGCTAGTTTTTAAAGCATCTGCTTTGCCTTGCTCATAAAAATGTTTTGCAATAGCATCAGGATTCATAGCTGTAAACAAAGATTTATGATAACCTTTAGCATCTGACATTTCATTATTTTCGTTCAAAAACTTTTTGACAAAATTATTAATATCGCTTTGAGTTTCTTTTACTTTGTTTGTGTCCTTAACATTAAACCTATAATTTTTATCACCAACATTATAGTCAAAGCCTTTAAAGTCTTTGTTAAATAAATTGTTAGTTTTTAATTTAAAAGTATTAGTTTGTTTTTCTAAGGCAGCTTCACTTTCTTTTGACTCCTTGTTATATCTATTAAAAAAATCAACAGCTTTTTGTTGTTCTTTGGTCAACTTTGACCCAGCTTTAATTTCTTCATAGTATTTGGACTTTTGCCTGTCCAGATGGGCTTTAGCGTCGGCAACTTGCTCTTTTAACGCTATTTTTTTCTTTTTAATCTCTCTTTCTTCATCAACTTCTTCGTCATACGAAAATCTATCGTCAATTAAAAACTCTACCTCTTCAGGTGTTAAGTGAGATTTTGTTTTTTTGTAGTATTCTCTAAGCACAGTCATGTCATCATAACTAGAAAAATCTTGATTAAGATTTACATAGTCTTCTAAACTACCACCAGTTTCTTCCATAAAGTCTACAACTTTTTGTAATTCTTCTGGTATTGCTTTACCTGTTTCTTGAGCTTCAACTATAGCCTCTTCAACTTCTTCAGCTAACTCTTCTGTTTTTTCTTGTATTTCTTCTTGAGTAATCTCTTCTAATACAGGTTGTTCTTCTTGTGCTTCTGTTTCCTCTGGTACTTCTTTTTGTTCTTGTGGGGCGTCGGTACTTTCATCGACTGCAGCCACTCCGCTGTCGTCAGCGTTGTCTTCTTTAGTTTCTTCTTTGGTTTCATTTTCTATTGGTTTATCTAGGTTTACTTTTGTAACGTTATCTTCAGGCGCTGCCTTTTTAGATAAGTCTACTTTTGTAACTTTTTCAGTTACTTCTTTCTTTTTTGCCATAATATAATATAATAATAGTTAATAATTGTTATCTAGGATCAAAACCACCTAAATCAAATCCGCCTCCTATACTATCATTACCTGCGGATTCAAAGTTTTTAGGCGGTTTTTCACCTTTTCTTTGATCAATCAACTCACTTTGTTGAGTTGCTTGTATTCTTGTTCTTTCGTCTTTACGATCTTCTTTTTGTTTTTCTTTATTACTTACAGTTTCATTGTCTAACTTTCTAAGTTGCATGTTGTATTGAAACTCTTGTTCCATTAACTCTTTTTTCAACGCGCCTTCTGCTTGTAATTTTTGAAGTTCTAATTGCATTTCAATTTGAGCTAAGCTTGCTTTTGATTGAATAATTGCATCATTTTTTTGTATTTCTGCTTGAGCAGCTACTTGTTGTGTCTGCGCATTTGCTTCTGCTTGAGCTTGTATATTTCTTTCAGTTATCTCCTGATCTCTTTGCTGTTTCTTAGATCTACGAAGTTTTAGTAATTGATTAGCAAGTTTTAAATTTTTTATTTCTCTAATGTCAATAGCATCTTCAAGCTCTATACTTTGCTGTGCCAATGCTACTTGAATATTGTTTTCAAGTAAAGCTTTTTCTTCTTCATCTGGAGCTAGCTCTATAAATATACCAAAATCATAAAGATGTAAATTGCTTAATTCATCAAGAGTAGCCACGTTGTGAGCACCTATTTGTTGAATAAAAGCGTCTGCAGTTGGTGAATATTCTATTATGTCAGATATTCTAAGAGATAAACACTCTGCAACTTCAGAAGTTAAGTATAAACCAGACTGTAGTATATGTCTTGTCGCTGTGTTACTATTTGCTGCGGCTAATTTTTGTACACCTACTAAAGCGTTTTTATCTGGCATACTACCATCTCTAGCTTCATTAAGCCCGGTAGTATCTCTAATCATTTGTAAATAGTAATTATAATTACCAATAAGCGATTGTAGTTTTGCACCGCCAGAACCAGATTGTATTTCTTGAATAGGAACTTTACCAGGATTTTGATCACCTTCACTTGTAAATGACCTACCAATTACCGAACCTGTTTGGAAAAACATGTTTAAAGCTTCTTGTGGATTATAGTTTGTTCCATTACCTAAGTCTACTTCAGCTAGACCATCAGCATCTAAATAAACGCCATCAGGAACCATCCTAGCTAAAACTTGTTGAATTTTTAAATGTGTTAACTGTATCATGTCAGCAAAGCCAGTTACACGTCTTACTAAACTTTCTATTTTACCTTTATATATACGCGGCGCAACAATAGCGTAGTTCATTTTAACCTTAGTAAAATCACTTTTTGGCCTCATCATGTTTTTAGCCATTTCCCACTTAAGTAGTTTGTTTGTACCAAGAACTAAAGCGCCTTCGTATAAAGTTTCTATACTTCTTTGTAGTCTAGAATAATCAGCAGCATCTTCTGGTGGATTAAACGTATCATCTTTTTCTATTACTTTTTCAGCACCACTACCAATTTCTTTTACTTTATAAACCTCGTTCATATATGTTTTATAATTAAAATATAAAACCTGAACTTTGTTGTTATCTACCTCGTTGTTATAGTTTGAATTGTTCGCCCTGTTTGTTTGGTGATAACTTTTGTTTTTTATTATATCTTCTAAATCACTTTCAGTTAAATGTGGAAATTGTTTTGCTAGTTCGTTTATTGGTATATTTTTAACTTCACCAACATAATATATATCATCAAAATATGGTGATTCAGTATATGAATATACTAAATCAGCTGGATCAACATAATCAATTACAATACCTTCAGACGTAGTAAAGCTAGTTTTTACAGCACCTATACCTAAAACTGTAAGATCATAATAAAACTGTTTTTTAATTAAATCGTATTTATTACCGTCCATCAAAACTTTTAAAGCTTGCTCTTCTGCTATTTCTACAGATTGCTTGTAGGTCAACTGCATGTGCAATGCTAGTTCTTCTTCATTTACCGGTAAAGTTTCTTGATCAGAGTTAGAAACATCTATGCCAAAAGTATCGTTAACAAAGTCGTTATACGTCTTCATATTTATATCATCTAACAAAGCTTCCATGTACTCTGTTCTTTGAGACGCTCCATAAGGGTCAACTGAATAAGCTTTTATATCGTACATTCGTTCAGATATACCATTAACTACAATATCAACAAATTTAGGTATTATAGGAACTGGTGTCCAGTCTAAATTAAGATAGGACAAATCACCGTTTATAGATAACTCGTCCTTATATTTTTGTATAGATTGCTCTCCTCTAGCGTACAGTCTTAATTCATGAAAATTGTTTTGGTTTGCGTCATACCTTGTTGACCTATTGTCATTATTAAACCATTCTGTTTCTATTGCTTTAGCAACCTTTAAGCCATAATCATAGCTTAACTTTTCAGCATCGCTTACAACTTGACTTGGAAAATAACTTTTTATAACAGACTCTGCCATATTTATTTTTTAATTAATTTAGATGTATTGCCTTGGTTAGAATACTTAGCAATACTTAAGTTTAGTTTAGGTTTTTGTATTGGTGCGTTAGGTCTGTATAAATGCCTATTGTTAGCCATTATTGCTAATCCAGAACTTATAGAGGCATCATGCTTTGTTCTTTTGTTTATATCGAATTTAGCCCAATCATTTAATAATTCGTTAAAATAACAGTTACCAATACTACCATCTTGTTTCAAACCTACATTATTTTGTATATACATTTCTATAGCTGCAGCATGAGCTTGCTTTATATCTTCACTTGAGTTAGGCATACCACCTATTTCTTTTTCAGCCACAGATAATTTGTTCCATATTTTATCAGGTCTATTCATACTAAAACCTCTATAACCACGTCTACGTAAATAATATAATAAACGAGGTTTATTATTTTCTGCAAGTAAAGGCATACCATAAAATACTAATGCCATTAAAACATCTTCAAAAAATATTTCTGCAGTTTGAGGTCTAGCTAGATATTCTAAGAAAAATTGATTAGCAGGCGCGTCTTCCATAGAAAATCTTGTTAATCCGTGTAAAGCGCCTTTAGAGCCTTTACCGTCTACAGTTCCTGATATATCGTAACTATCACAGCCAAAAGCACCCATATGCTCGTTGCCAGGATATTTTATACCGTTTTTTATTACAATTCTATTTTGTAATTGAGCAGGTGGTGTCCAGTTTATTTTAAATCTACCTTTTGGATCTGGATAAAATATAACCGTAGAATCTTTAACACCATTAAGCCATTGAAAATTACCTTTAGTAAGACCTAGTGTTCTAGACATTTCTTCGTTGTAATCTATTTGCTCGTATATTTTTACTAAATTAAATATACTATTTTTAGTCTCATCTCTAAAAGCATGTTCTGTAGTTCTTGGAAACTGCCTGTAAAATTCGTTTAAAGCATCTTGATCTCCTTTTAAACCATCAGCTTCATTTTGCCAGTTTTCTATTACACCTACATCTATTAACTCTCCGTGTGGGTCGAATACATCATGGTCTGGACTATTAAATACTGGAATTCCGTGCTCGTCAATAAATCCTTCGTAATTCCACTCCATTGGGATAAAGAGAGAATACAAGCCAGACGCTGTTTGTCCATTTCTGTTTCGTTTAGTAACGTCTGACGCGTTATATAATTTTTTAAAGTTTTCTCCACCTTTGTCTAATGCGTTTGATGTTGAGCCCATCATACATTTACCTATAACCCTACTACCTAATCGTAAACATGTTTTTGTAACTCTCCAATTATTTAATATGTTATCGGGTCTTTCCCATTTACCGCTTTCGTCATGTACTAACAGCTGAAGTTTTTCTCCGTCATAACTGTTATCACCTGTATTTTTCCAATCAATAGTAGTATCAAGTCCAACCAAGTCTTCCTGCTGTTCGTTTGCAGTAATCTTTTTA